ATAGAGTTATCTGTCACGCAAACAATAAACTGTCAGAACAACCTGAAGTTTGTTGGCCTGTATAGACAAGTGGAGGCATCCCTGTTCTATACACACCCATCAAATACAGCCTCTGTGGTGATGTTCAGCGTATTTAATTATATGCCTAACACATATCTAGGAGGATATTAAAATGGCTTTTCCAAGTGCTGCAGGTTACGGCAATTTACCTAATGGTAATTTTAGCCCCGTAATCTATTCAAAGCAAGTTCAACTTGCATTCCGTAAAGCGTCTACTGTTGAAGACATCACCAATAACGATTACTTTGGTGAAATCGCAAACATGGGCGACAGTGTCAAAATCATTAAAGAACCTGAAGTGTCTGTACAGAGCTATGCTCGTGGTACACAAATCACTGCTCAAGATCTGAATGACGAAGACTTCACCTTGGTTGTTGACCAAGCTAACTACTACGCTTTCAAGATTGATGACATCGAAGCTGCTCACTCACATGTGAACTTCATGCAGATGGCTTCTGATCGTGCAGCGTATCGTTTGCGTGATCAGTATGACCAAGATGTCTTGGGTTATCTCTCCGGCTTCGCACAAGCTGCTAAGCATGCAAATGCCAGCACAGCTCGTACAACAGCTCCCGGAACTAAAGCTTTGACTGAAGCTGGTTCTGATGAGTTGTTGGCTACAATGAAGTTGAAAAAAGGTAGCTTTGGTAACATCACCACAGCCTCTGCTGGTGAGCATTCCATTCCTTTGGCTCCTCGCCTTCCCGGTGCAACTGCACTGCCTACAGATGTGGCATCACCTTTGATGGTTGTGTCTCGTATGGGCCGCTTGTTGGATCAACAGTTTGTTGACTCCGCTGGTCGCTGGTTGGTGGTCGATCCCGTGTTCATTGAACTGTTGAAGGATGAAGACAGCCGTTTGTTGAATGGTGACTTTGGTGGTTCTGGTTTGCAGAACGGCTTGGTCATTAACAACTTGCATGGCTTCCGCATCTATGTTTCTAACAACCTGCCAAAAATTGGTACTGGTCCCGGCACTACAGGTACGGCTAACCAGAACTCCAACTACGGTGTGATTGTTGGTGGTCATGACTCTGCTGTTGCAACTGCTCAGCAAATCACTAAGACCGAGACATATCGTGATCCAGACAGCTTCGCTGACATCGTGCGTGGTATGCATCTTTATGGTCGCAAAATCTTGCGTCCTGAAGGCATCGTCACTGCTAAATACAACGCTGCTTAAGGAGAACGATAATGGCAACTGTTACAACTTTGGCTGGTTCAGCCTCCGCTGGTCGCACCGCTGGTGCTGTCCCTTACTTGGTCGATGTTACTATTGACTTCGCTGCTGCAGCTACAGCTAAAGGCTCTGCCTTGGCTGCTGCTGACATTATCGAATGCATCAATGTACCCGCCAATACTCTCATCTTGAATGCTGGTCTTGAAGTTATCACCGTCTTGGGTGGTGAGTCAAACGATACCACTTTCGATTTGGGCGTGACTACTACTGAGCCTGACAACTTCGTTGATGGCTTTGATGCTGACGCTGCTGCTGCTGGTGCTTACGCACAAAACGCTGCTGCTTATCAGCCTTTGGTGATTGGTGCTGCTGACACTATCGACTTGTTGATCGCAACTGCTACTACTGCTCCCACCTCTGGTGAAGTGCGTGTATGGGCTGTGTTGATGAACATCGATGGTCGCCCAGCTCGTGCTACTGCTGACCGTGAGCAACTGGCTTAATAGCTAGTTGATATAGGGAGGGGCGTAATTGCCTCTCCCTTTTATTGTTTAAAAAATATGTCTACATACATTTCTTTAACGAATGAATTGCTACGAAGAATGGGTGAAGTCACTTTAGACTCCACTGAATTCGATGGGGCTAGAAACATCCAAGCTCTAGCCAAGAATGCTATCAATTCATCCATTAGAGAATTGATGCACTCTGCACAAGAATGGCCTTTTGCTTTAGCTACCCAGACACAGACACTAACTGTTGGTACAGGTACATATAGTTTTCCTTCTGATACATCCACTGTAGACTGGGATTCTTTTTATTTAAAGAGACTTTCTGCAGCTAACAATCAACCTTCCCGTCTTGCTGTTCTTACTTACACTGACTACCTAAACAACCATCGTCCTCAAGAGGACACTAATGGTACTGGTGGTTATGGTCCTACGATTGCTGTTTATCAAACACAAGAGTCTAAGTTTGGTGCTACTCCTATTCCAGATCAGGCATATCAGATTGAATATAAGTATTGGTCTTTTCCTGCTGACTTAGTTGTAGCTACTGATGTAGCTATTATTCCAGACAGATTTACCAATGTATTAATTGATGGTGCTATGTTCTACATGCTAATGTTCAGATCTAATGAACAAGGTGCAGCAGTGTATAAAGAAAAGTTTGATACTGGTATTAGAGCGATGAGAAGACTGTTGTTGGATGAGCCTTTGTATATGAGTTCTACAGCAGCTATTAGCCCATCATTTCATCCTAGAGTGTTTTAATGGCAGATAGAATTAATGGCTACAAGGTTAATTGCGCTGGTGGTCTAGACACTAACAGGGATGTGTTGTCTCAGAGTGAGGCAGCACCCGGTAGTGCTATCCAGCTTATTAACTATGAGCCATCTATTTTTGGTGGATATAGACGTATTAGTGGATATGCTAATATCTATGGAACAGTGTCAGGTATTGGTAATGTTCTAGGTGTAGCTGTAGCAGATTCTATCAACGACAATATCTTTGCTTGCCGTAAGCCTTCAGCAGGTACAAACTATTTTTATAAGTGGGTAGCTAGTAGTTCTAGTTGGTCTGCCATCACAACTCCCGGCTCCATTACTATGGTGGGAGTAAAGAAGGTTAGGTTTCTTCGTTACAACTGGGGCAGTCCTAAGGTTATTCTTACTGATGGTATCAATCCAGCAGCAACTTATGATGGAACAACTTATACACAAATTACGGATTCCAATGCTCCCAATAGTCCTAAGTATTCTGCTACCTTTAAGAATCATTTATTCTTAGCTGGTGATATAACAGATCCTTACAACTTATATATTTCTTCTCCTTTGGCAGAGACAAACTTTAACCCAGCAAATGGTGCTGCGGTTATTAATGTAGGCTTTGAGATTGTTCAGATTAAACAGTTTAGAGATACGCTGTACATCTTCGGTAAGAATTCAATTAAGGCTCTTACAGGAACAAATGTTGCAGACTTTGTTGTTTCTGAAATCACAACAAACTTAGGTTGCTTAGTTCCAGATAGTGTGATAGAACTGGCAGGTACATTGTTATTCTTAGGTCCAGACGGATTCCGTCCTATTGCTGGTACGGCTAAGATTGGTGACGTTGAGCTTGAAACTGTTTCTAAGAAGATTCAATCAGTTGCTTCTGATTTGTTGGTTGACTTGGCTTCTGGTAATACAGACCCAGAGACTCTCTCTGCTGTTGTGCTTAGAAAGAAATCTCAGTTTAGATTGTTGACACCAAGCGAAGGTATCTTTGGAATTATTGGTGGATTGAGACAGACAGACAGTGGTATCACTTATGAGTATGGCTTGCTGTATAACATGATTGTTACATGTGCTTCAAGTGGTTATGTTGGCTCTGATGAAATTGTTATTCATGGAGATGAGACAGGTAAGGTATATAAGCAGGAGAGTGGTACATCCTTTGGGGGTACAGACATCCTAAGCGTATATCAAACACCTTATTATTATTTCCAAGATCCTACAATTCGTAAGAACTTCTATAGCATTAATACATTCTTAAGAAGTGAAGGAACAGCTAACATTGTGTTCTCTGTTTCTTATGACTTTGAAGACAGTATTAATGTGTATAACCCAGCCAACTTTAACATCAACACAACTGGCTCAGCTTCCTATTACAACGAAGCCATTTACGATAGTACAGCCATCTATGATGGTAATCCTTCACCAGTAGTGAAGACACCGTTTACAGGCTCTGGTTTTTCCATTGCCTTTAAATATGTTACGAATGATCAGAACGCTAGTCATACGATTCAGGGATTGGTCTTGAATTATTCAATGAATGATAGGCGCTAAGGAGAACTACCTTGACAGGTTATGTAAGACAATCAGCAGCAGACATTGTAGCAACAGAGGTTATTAGGGCTACGCCTATTAATAACGAACTGAATGCTATTCGTAATGCTTTCAGTGCTTCGACAGGACACAGACATGATGGTACAGCAGCCGAAGGTACTTCTGTTCCTGTCATTGGTGACTTAGACTTTAACAATAAGATTGCTGTAGACACTACCAATAATAGACATGGTGTGTTTGTTGAGGTGAGTGGTAGTCCAGTAGAACAAATTCGTTTTGTTGATGGAGCAATCTTACCAGTAACAAACAATGACATTGACTTTGGTTCTAGTTCTTTTAGATTTAAAGATGGATATGCAGCAGGTACTTTTGTATTTGGTGGTGTTGTTATTACCAGTGCTGACATTAACGGTGGCACTATTGATGGAACAGTTATCGGTGCTTCTTCTGCAGCAGCCGCTACAGTTACAAACTTAACAGTTAATACAGGAGCAGTCATTGCTTCTGCTGATATTAATGCAGGTACTATTGATGGTACTGTTATTGGTGGTAGTGCTGCACAAGCAATTACAGGCACTACAGTTACTGCCACTACAGGTTTTGTTGGTGGCCTCACTGGTGCTGTCACTGGCAATACAGCAGGTACACATACAGGAGCTGTTGTTGGTAATGTTACAGGCAACTTAACTGGTAATGTTACAGCCTCTACAGGCACATCAACATTTAACGATGTCACCATCAATGGTGGATTGAACATGGATGCTGGTACTGCTGCCACCATCACCAACTTAACATCTCCTACAAATGCTGGTGATGCAGCCACCAAAGGTTATGTTGATACTTCTATCAGCAACTTGGTTGCTTCTGCTCCCGGAGTGTTAGACACTCTAGATGAATTGGCTGCTGCTTTAGGTGATGATGCCAACTTTGCCACCACAGTAACAAACTCCATTGCCACTAAGCTAGCTCTTGCTGGTGGCACTATGAGTGGTGCTATTGCTATGGGTACTTCTAAGATTACAGGTCTTGGCAATCCCACAGCAAACCAAGACGCAGCAACTAAGACTTATGTAGACACTGCTGATGCATTAAATCTTGCTAAGGCTGGTGGCACAATGTCTGGTGCTATTGCAATGGGTACTAATAAGATCACTGGTTTAGGTGATCCTACAAATGCTCAAGACGCAACCACTAAAAATTACATTGATACATTGTTTGGTAGCACAACAACCGCTGCAAATTCTGCAGCCACTGCTACCACTCAAGCGGGTATAGCCACTACACAAGCAGGTATTGCTACCAATCAAGCAACCATTGCTACTACACAAGCAGGTATTGCTACCACGCAAGCTGGCCTAGCTGCTGCTTCTTATGATGCTTTTGATGATCGTTATCTAGGTAGCAAGACTTCTGCACCTACACTTGATAATGATAGTAATGCTTTATTAACTGGTGCTCTATATTGGAATTCTGTTTCTAACATCATGTATGTGTACACAGGTTCTTCTTGGGTTGCTGCTGGCTCAGCAGTTAATGGAACCTCTGAAAGAACTGTATACACAGCTACAGGTGGACAGACAACTTTCTCAGCTACATATGATGCTGGATATGTTGATGTATATTTAAACGGTGTTAAACTTGTTGTTAGTTCAGACTTCACAGCAACAGACGGTCTTAATGTTGTGTTAGCTTCAGGTGCTGTGTCTGGGGACATTGTAGACATTGTTGCTTATGCTGCATTTGAGCTGGCTAATGTGTATACACAGACACAATCTGATGCTAGGTTTTTAAGAGTTTCTAATAATTTATCTGATCTTAATAGTGCTTCCACTGCTAGAACAAACTTAGGTTTGGCAACTGTGGCATCTACAGGATCTTATAATGATTTGTCTAATACACCAGCGGGTTTCACCACTGGTAAAGCCATTGCTATGGCTATCGTTTTTGGAGGATAAAAAATGGCTGCCCCTAACATTGTCAATGTTGCAACAATTACAGCAAAGACTACCTACGCTACACCGTCTAATACATCAGCAACTGTATTACTTGCTAACACTACTAGTTCTAATAAAGTGTTTAAAGTGAATATGATTATTGCTGCTAACGTGGATGGCACTGGTGCTTATGATGCAACGGTAGCGGTGAACACTGCTGCTGATGGATCTGGTACTTCATATCCCTTAGCATCAACTGTATCAATACCACCAGATGCTTCATTGATTGTGTCTGACAAATCAACTTCTTTCTATCTTGAAGAAAATAAATCGATTGTTGTTACTAGCAGCACAGGCTCTAAGATTGCCTACACAGTAAGCTACGAAGAACTCTCTTAATAGACTATGTCCAAACGAGTAGGTGGAATTCTAAGTGCTGGGCGTAACGGCCTCAACTACCCTGTCAAGACTGTGGAATACCTTGTCGTTGCTGGCGGTGGTGGTGGCGGTAACACGCATGGCGGTGGAGGTGGTGCTGGTGGTCTTTTAACTGCCACAGGACTTTCTGTTGCTATTGGAACTACTTACACAGTAACTGTCGGTGCTGGCGGTGCGGGTAGCGCAACATTATCTTCCCGTGGTTCAAGTGGACAAGATTCTGTGTTCTCAAGCATTACTGCAACTGGCGGTGGTGGTGGCGGTTCTTACAATGCTTTGAATGGTTTATCTGGCGGTAGTGGTGGCGGTGCTGGATATGGCGCTAGTGCTGGCTCTGGAACTTCTGGTCAAGGCTATGCGGGTGGTGATGACACTACAACTGCAAATTATGGTACTGGTGGCGGTGGTGGTGCGGGTTCTGTTGGTGTAACAGGAACAGCATCTGCGGGTGGTAATGGTGGGACAGGATTAGTTTCTTCTATTTCTGGTTCACAAGTCCAATATGCTGGCGGTGGAGGCGGTGCGTTATATACATCAAGCCCTGCTGGTATTGGTGGCGGTGGTGGAGGCGGGAATGGTAATGCTGTTACGCCAACCACAGGAGTCGCCAATACAGGCGGTGGTGGCGGTGGAAGGGGTAGCGACCAAGCTGGAAGTAGTGCTGCTGGCGGTTCTGGAATCGTAATCATCCGCTACCCATCTTACTTAGCCCCTGCCACATCAACAACTGGCTCACCAGAAACTTATGTCACAGGCTTTTGGCGTGTGTACAGATTTGTTGCCTCTGGCACGATTACTTTCTAAGGGTAGATATGGCACAAGGTCTTTTTACACTCAGACAAGTTAACCAAGCCATTCGTCAAGGCGCATGGTCAGCATTTAATCCACCTCAATTTGTAGAATATTTAGTTGTTGCTGGTGGGGGTGGGGGAAGTGGCGCTAACGGTGGTGGCGGTGGTGGTGGTTTGTTAACAGGTATAGTTCCTGTTACGTCCGGTACTACTTACACAGTTACTATTGGAGGTGGTGGGGCAGGTGGTAATGGTTCTAACTATACCGCTGGCAGTAGTGGTCAAAATTCTGTTTTTGGCTCTATTACTACCACTGGCGGCGGTGGTGGCGGGGCTAGAAACTCAAATGGACTTTCAGGTGGTTCTGGCGGTGGCGGTGGCGTTGCTGAAAGTGTGACTACTACTTCTGGTGGTCAAGGAGTATCTGGACAAGGGAATATTGGTGGAAGTGCATTATTGAATACTAATCCTTTCCCCTCTGGAGGTGGTGGAGGCGCAGGAACAGTAGGATTGAATTCGGCAAGTACTGTTGCTGGTAATGGCGGAGCGGGTATTGCATCAGCAATTTTAGGTACTGTTTATGCTTGGGCTGGCGGCGGTGGCGGTGGCGGATATAACGCTGGCGCTGCTGGTAATGGCGGCGTAGGCGGAGGCGGAGGCGGCTCGTCTTTATCAGGAACTCTTGGTACAGGCGGTGCAGGATACAACGCAGGAGCCACAGCTACAGGTGGTTATGGCGGTGGCGGTGGTGCGGCTGGTGTTAACTCAGGCGGCGGTGGCGGTGCAGGGTCTTATGCTGGAAACAACGGCGGTGCTGGAGGCTCTGGCATCGTAGTAGTCAGATATTCCGGCTCAATTCAATTTTACACTGGTGGCACTGTTACTTTTGGCAATAACTATGTTGTTCACACATTTACGTCTACTGGCACTTTAGCGCCAACAACTCCAACTGTTCCACAAATATCTATATTTACTTCATCAAGTGTGTGGATTGCTCCGGCGGGTGCAACGCAAGTTGAATACTTGATAGTCGGTGGTGGCGGTGGCTCGGCTGACAATACTTCTGGCGGTGGTGGTGGCGGCGGGTATCGTACAGCGACTGGTTTATCTGTAACTGCTGGGACTGTATATACCGTCACAGTTGGTGTTGGCGGTTCTCGTGGCAGTCCTAATGGATTTAACGGTGGGAGTTCTGTTTTTAACGGTATCACTTCCGCAGGCGGCGGCGCTGGCGCATCCTACGATAGTACGCCAAATCCAAACGGTCTTGCTGGAGGTTCTGGCGGAGGTGGTGGTGCTGGGGCTAGTGCTGGAGGTACTGGCGGTGTGGCTTCTCCCGCTGGGCAAGGCAATGCTGGCGGTAATGGGGTTACAGCATCGCCATATACTAGTGGTGGCGGTGGCGGTGCGGGTGCTGTTGGCGCAAATGCCACATCTAGCGCTGGTGGTAATGGTGGAAATGGGTTGGCAAGTAGTATTACAGGAGCATCAGTCTATTACGCTGGCGGAGGTGGTGGTGGTGGTTATGTCGTTTTAAGCAAACCTGCTGGCTCTGGGGGTTTAGGTGGTGGTGGAGCAGGCAGTAATACCTCTGGAACATCCGGCACAAATGGAACTGCAAACACTGGAGGTGGTGGCGGCGGCGCAGGTGCTGGTGGTGGAATACTTGGCGGTAGCGGCGGCTCTGGCATCGTAATTATTAAATGGAGTTGAAATGAGCGCAAATCTTGGAGGATTTTTATCTGCAACATTTAACCCTTTATCTGGTGCGCCTACGACTGTTGAATATCTAGTGGTCGCTGGTGGTGGTGGGGGTGCAAGCGATAGCAATGGCCCCGCTGGTGGCGGTGGTGCTGGTGGTCTTCGGACTGCGGCTTCTTTTGCTGTTGCCACAGGTTCAGCTTTAACTATTACTATTGGTGCAGGTGGCGCAGGAGGCGCAGCATCATCAAGTTTGACGGGTGTTGGAACTTCTGGACAAAACTCTGTATTTTCATCAATTACTTCCACAGGCGGTGGCGGTGGTGGTAAATCATATCGTTCTGGTGGAGGCGCTTTAACAGGTGGCTCTGGCGGTGGTGATAGTGGTACAACTACTGGAGCCGCAGGGACATCTGGACAAGGTTTTGCGGGTGGTGGAGAAGTTACTGCAAATGGATACCAAGGTGGTGGCGGTGGTGGTTCTGGCTCTATTGGTAGCAATGCCTTTACTAGTTCAAGTGATAACAGAGGTGTTGGTGGTAGTGGCGGTGCTGGCACTTGCTCAACCATCACAGGACAAAGAGTTTTCTATGCTGGTGGTGGTGGTGGAAGCACTTATTATGCTGCCACAAGAATTGGTTTAGGTGTTGCTGGTGGTGGTAACGGGGCGGCAGTTAATGCAGATGGTTCGGGAACTGCAATTGCTCCAACTTCAGCACTTGCAAACACAGGCTCTGGAGGTGGCGCTGGTGCAGGGTATACCTCACCACAATATGCTGGCGGCAATGGCGGCTCTGGCATCGTGATTATTCGTTACCCTGCAACACAAAGCCCACCCGCATCATTTGGTGGCGCAAACTACCCACAAATTTCATACGCTGACGGCTACCAAATTTACACTTGGACAGCTTCTGGAACTGTAACTTTTTAAAGGAAAATCATGGCACATTACGCACACATCACAAACGGCATCGTTGACCAAGTTATTGTCATTGACGCTGAAACCTTGGCTTTAGGTCATTGGGGAGACCCAAGCGAATGGAAGCAAACATCGTACAGAACTCAAGGTGGTCAACACCCAGAGGGCAAACCTTTGCGCTTCAATTACGCAGGGCTAGGATATTCCTACGATGCAGTGCGTGACGCTTTCATTCCTCCCAAGCCCTTTGCGTCTTGGGTGCTAAACGAAACATCATGCTTGTGGGATGCACCTACACCTATGCCGACAGATGGCAAGATGTATCGCTGGGATGAGCCAACATTGTCATGGGTTGAAGTAACTCAAGGAGTCTAACGTGGCTCAATATAGCGGCATATACACGCTGTCTCAGGCAAGCCAAGCCATTAAGGACAACAACTGGACAGGACTTCCTCCGCAGAATGTTGAATTCTTGGTGGTAGCTGGTGGTGGTGGTGCTAACAATGGTGGCGGTAGCGGTGGAGGCGGTGCTGGTGGATTGCTTGCAGGATTTTCTGGTGTATCTACTGGCACTCAATTATTTGTTACTGTAGGTGCTGGTGGGGCCGTAGCAACTGTTGGCTTTAACTCTGTTTTAATTGCAACAAGCAATGGCGCATACACAGGAAATATTGTTGCCACAGGTGGTGGGTATGGTGGCAGAAATGGCGTAGTCCCTGTTGGTGGTGGTTCTGGTGGTGGAGGTGGCGCAGACACAGCAACATTTACATCGGGTGCGTCAGGCGTATCAGGACAAGGTAATGCTGGCGGTAGTAATTTAAATACTGGTACTGCCCCTGCGGGTGGTGGCGGTGGTGCTGGTACTGTTGGACTCAATGCTGTTGCTGGTGTTTCTGGTAATGGCGGTGCTGGTATTGCTAGTGGAATAAGTGGTTCTGTGGTTACTTATGCTGGTGGGGGCGGTGGTGCAAGTTATTTTGGAGGGCAAACTGCTGGCATTGGTGGTGTAGGTGGTGGTGGCAATGGTAGTGAAACAACTACTGGCGGTGCTGGTACAGCAAACACAGGAGGCGGTGGCGGGGGTGCAAAAAATTTACAAGTTGGTGGCACAGGCGGTAGCGGTATTGTTATCCTCCGCTATCCAGACTCATTCATAGCAGCGACAAGCACGACAGGTTCGCCTACAATTACTACATCAGGTGGATTTAGGATTTATAAATTCACGGCTTCTGGCTCAATAACTTTTTAACACTAAGTAATAAAAATCAGGTATAACATAGAACAGTTTAAGGAATGACAAATGTCTAAAGCAAGAACACTAGCAAACACGGTATCTGTAGGGGCTGTATTGGCTGATGGAAGCGTTGCTGCTGCTGAGGTTTCTGGCTTGGCAACAGTGGCTACCACTGGCAGTTACACCGATTTAACTAACGAACCCACTGCACCCAGTGGAACTATTGTTGGTACATCAGATACACAAACACTAACAAACAAAACAGTAGAAGCTGGTACATTTACCAATGGCTACACAGAAGAATCATTTACTTCAACGCCTACGTCAACAATTACATTGGACTTGGCAAACGGGTCTGTGCAAATCATTACCCTTGGTGGCAATATTACTTACACATTCCCAACGCCAGTGGCGGGTAAGTCTTTCATCTTGGTACACAAGCAAGATGGCACAGGATCACGCACAGTGACATGGCCTGCATCTGTGAAGTGGCCCGCTGGGACTGCCCCAACTCTTACGTCTACAGCTTCTAGGGCAGATAAGTTTGTCTTCACAGCTATTGATGGCTCAAGTTGGCTAGGTTCAGTGGCTGGTCAGAACTACACAGTCTAAGGATATAAATGTTTAGTTCAAACACAACACAAGTCAGCGATGGCGGCTATCAAATATCACGCAGTTTGCGCTTTAATAGTGCAGATTCTGCTTATCTGAGCAGAACTCCCGCAAGTGCTACAAATAGGCAAATATTTACATGGTCAGGATGGGTTAAAAGAAGCACGCTTGGAACAAGAAGCGGAATATTTGTCTGTTCAAATAGTGCAGGGACTGTTTACACAGGTCTTGAATTTAATATATCTAATCAATTAGTTTCTTATGACAGCAATGCACCAAGTTCTACAGGTGTTGCTACTACGCAAGTGTTTCGTGATGTTTCCGCTTGGTATCACATTGTTTGGGCTTATGACACAACACAAGCAACAGCGTCAAACAGAGTAAAACTTTATGTTAATGGAACTCAAGTAACAAGTTTTTCAACATCTGATTACCCATCTCAAAATAGCAATTCATACATTAACACCAATAATCCTCATTCAATTGGTTCTTGGGACCCCGTAGGCATAAGTCTTTATTTTGGTGGCTACATGACAGAGATAAACTTTGTCGATGGCACTCAGTTAACCCCATCATCATTCGGTGAAACAGATACACAAACTGGTGTGTGGAAGCCTAAAGCCTACTCAGGCTCATACGGCACTAACGGCTTCTATCTGAACTTCTCAGACAACAGCAACACAACAGCCGCTACATTGGGTAAAGACTACTCAGGTAACGGCAACAACTGGACACCTAATGGCTTCCTCGTATCGGCTGGCCCCAATAATGACTCTCTTGTTGATGTGCCAACAAGCTATGGTGTTGATACTGGTGTGGGTGGGACTGTGCGGGGGAACTACGCTACGCTGAATCCTTTGAGCAAATCATCATCCATTACTCTTGCTAATGGTAACCTTGATGCGTCAACTGCTGGTGGCGGGGCATGGGGTTCTGCTGTTTCAACATTAGGTTTATCAAGTGGCAAATGGTATTTTGAGGCTACATGTGGTTCTGGTGTGGCTAATCCAATGGTGGGTTACACATCATCATCTGCCGACATTAATACTTATCTTGGTGGAGTTTCAGGTTCTGCGGCCTATTTTGGTAATGGCTCTGCATATATCAACGGCTCACCAAGTCCGTATGGCGCATCTTATACAACAGGAGATGTGATTGGTGTTGCCATTGACATGGATGCAGGAACAATTGTTTGTTACAAGAACAACACAACTCAAGGCACTTTGGTGTCAGGTTTGACAGGAACAATCTTTGTTGGTGTCAGTTCTACAAACGGAACAGCCATGACTGTAAATATGGGTCAACGCCCATTTGCCTACACAGCCCCAAGTGGCTTCAAAGCACTTTGCACACAGAACTTGCCAACGCCTACGATTGGGGCAACTACGGCTACGCAAGCGGGTAAGTTTTTCAATCCTGTGTTGTGGACGGGTACGGGAACTCAGACTCGTTCTATAACTGGTCTTGACTTTCAACCTGATTTAACTTGGATGAAAATTCGTGCTGACACTCCTCAAGACCATCAGTTATATGATGCGGTGCGAGGTGCTGGTGGTGGTAAGAATCTTTCTTCAAATACAACCGCAGCACAAGGAACAGTTAATGCTTTCCCAGACGCTGACTACGGCTATGTTTCAGCATTTGATTCTGGTGGTTTCAGCGTTAACGATGGTGCTGTAGCTACGACAGGTGGCTATGTCAATTTCAGCGGTCGCACTTATGTTGCATGGAACTGGAGAGCATCTAACACAACCGCAGTTTCCAACACAGCAGGAACAATTACTAGCCAAGTAAGCGCAAGCACTACGAGTGGGTTTAGTGTGATTACTTATTCAGGCTCTGCGGTTGCCGCTACCATTGGTCATGGCTTGGGTGTCGCACCTTCAATGATTATTTCCAAACGAACAGGTGGTGGTAATTGGGCGGTGTACCACATATCTTTAGGCATTAACCAATATGTGTTTTTAAATAGTGACGCCGCCGCAAATACAGTAACTGGATATTGGGGAACAACAAGTCCGACATCCACTGTTTTTGGCGTAATTGGTGGTGGCTATGACAATAACAGCGGCCCTGCTGTAGCCTATTGCTTTGCACCCATAGCAGGTTATTCTGCATTTGGTTCTTACACAGCAAATGGTTCTGCTGATGGGCCCTTTGTTTATACAGGATTTAGACCTGCTTGGATATTGTTTAAAGGTGCAGGTGGGGGAACAAACTGGTTTTTGTTTGATTCAAAAAGAAGTACCTATAACAGTGTAGGTAATCTGTTGTATCCAAATGGCGCTAATGCAGAAAATACAGCGGGAACTTATTTAGACTTTTTGTCCAATGGTTTCAAAATTAGAACTACATCAGGTGATTTAAATTCTAGTGGACAGTATACATACGCCGCTTTTGCCGAAAACCCATTCAAATATTCCATTGCACGATAGGACTCAATATGTACGCACGCATTGAAAACAACGCAGTCACTCAAGTTGGTGAATTATCAATTCTCTTTCCAAACACATCAAACCCTACTCACGCATTTGCTATTGAGCAAGGTGCTTTAGAAGTGGTTGAAGGTGAGCAAAAAGACCAACGCTTTTATTGGGTGACTTTTGACAGCTACCAAGTCAATGGCAATGTAGTGACACGCACCTACACAAACACGCCAAAGGCTTTGGAGGATGTGACTGAGACTCCAGAGGGTGCTACTGAGCCAGTAACGACTAAAGGCTTGAAGTCACAATGGATTGCACAGAATAAGGCATCTGCTAACTCACTACTGGCATCTACTGATTGGATGGTCATTCGCAAGGCAGAGCGTGATGTGGCTATTCCTGCTGAAGTGATTGCTGAGAGAGCAGCCATCATTGCTGCTTGTACAACTAAAGAAGCAGCCATCATTGCTGCTTCTACGATGGAGCAATTCATCAATGTTGTTGCACCTATAACAACTTATGAGCCATGACAGACGAAGTAACCCACAAACAAATCTATGAGCGTCTGTTAGCTGTAGAACAAAAAGTAGACAAGCTGGACAAAAGTACAGAAGCTGTTGTCCAAGCTTTCAATGCAGCACAAGGAGCCTTTGTTGTTCTTGAATGGCTTGCTAGGGCAGTGAAACCAATCTTAATTATTGGTGCTTTCTGTGGTGCTATATGGCTGGCTATAGAAAACAAGCTGCATCAATAATATTTCTATTATTAATATCTTTCCCTATCGGGTCCAAAGAGGAGAAATATAAATGTGTCCGATGGACATGGACTGGAGATGTATATAACAGAAAAGTTGTATGCATTGAATGGAAAAAGGTTGAGCGATGATTGATCCCATCACCGCCCTAGCTGGCATACAGAGTGCTATCAGCATGGTCAAGAAGGCCAGCAAGGTAGCCAATGATTTAGGCTCTCTTGCCCCAATGATTGGCAAGATGTTTGATGCTAAGAGCACAGCTACCAAGGCATTGATTGAAACGAAGAAGGGTAAAGGTTCCAACATGGGAACTGCTCTTCAGATTGAGATGGCACTTGAACAAGCTAGAGCCTTTGAGGAAGAGCTGAAGATGCTCTTCATGACAACAGGCAAGATTGATGTTTGGAATAAGATTAAAGAACGTCAAGCACAGATGGATATTGACGATGCAAGAGAGCTTCGCTCTTTAGAGAGAGCAGAGAAGAAGGCTAAACAAAAAGAACAAGAGATGAATGAGTTGGCAATAATTATTGGTGGCTGTGCTTTTGTTTTGTTCTTGGTTGGAATTGGTATTTATGAGTTGATGGAGTTTTGTGAAACCACTAGAAGGTGTGGCAGGTGAACGAATATCAAAAGACCTTTGACTTATGTATAAAGATATTTGTCTATGGGTGTGTGGCTCTGTACTTCTTAGGCTTCCTGAAGTTCTTGCCTGATGATCTGTCTGACAGGATTGTGAACTTGTTATTAGGAAAAGTTGGGCTATGAGATATTTATTATTGTTATTGCTGCTCACTGGTTGTGAAGATAAGTACAGATACTTCTGTCAAAACCCTGACAACTTTCATGCTGAGTCGTGCCAGAAACCTAGATGTCAATTCACACAGACATGCCCTGAGTATTTAGTAGCCCCTATATTGGAGAAACAAATTGATAGAACTGCTAACAAAAATGATGACACCAAGCCAGCCCAAACCAAAACTAACAACTGAAGAGTTTGAGGTTAGGGTTTGGGGATTTGTAGTGGTGGCTATTACAGTCATCCTATTTGGCATTGTGTTTGCCTTACTATATTCTGTTACTTTTGTAACACAACCAATCAAGAGCATGGCTCCAATTGACCAAGCATACACCAAGATGCTTAATGATATAGTATTACTTATTGTAGGTGGCATTGGTGGTATTGTAGGTAAGAGGGCTGTTAATTCAGCACAGAATGCATTCAAGCCAACACAGCCCCCAATGCAGGGCTGTGGCGGTGGTTATGGAGGTGGTGGCTATGGGGGCAGCTACGCCTCACCACAGTCTGCCTATGGCCTTCCTAGCCAGCCCTTTGGTGCTATGCCTGTATGGAAGAACCCAGAGCTAGATGAGAGCTGGACTCCCGGTCCACCACCAACGACACCTCCTGAACACATGGAACCTGATGAGGAAAGAGAAGAGATAGCTCTGGCAAGAAAAGAGGCTGAGTGATGTTTCCTATACCACTCCCTTGGCTCATCATTAGTGCAACCATTGCACTGTTTGGCACATACCAAGTTGGTCATCACTATGGCTGGCTTGAGCGTGACGAAGAGATGCAGATAGAGATAGCTAAGAAGAATGAAGAAGCCCGTGAGCTAGAGAAGAACATGACTACTAAACTTGCTGATAAAGAAACAGCATTAAGAAAGGCAAAGAATGAAATATCTAACAAACAGTCTGCTATGCGTGAGCTTGCTAACACTGGTAGGTTGCGCCTCCCCACCACCAGTTGTGTACAAACCAGCACAGGTTCCACCCCTGCCACAGGAGATAGCGGAGCTGATGCAGCCGAACTTGAGCGACAGACTATTAACACTCTTATCGACATCGTTGCCGAAGGAGACAAAGCCATCGCCAAGCACACAGCCTGTGTCGCAGCCTACAACGAAATGAGGGAGTTGGTTAATGGTAAACGCTGAACAACTAAGACAACTTAAAATTGATACTGCCTTGGTAGATCCTTTTAATGAAACCTTTGAAAGGTTTGGTATTGTTACTCCTGCACAACAGGCTTCATGGATTGGTCAATGTGGACATGAGTGTGGAAACTTCCGCATCATGGAAGAAAACCTGAACTATCGTGCTCCTACCCTGCTTAAGCTGTTTCCTCAGAATCCTAAGCGTGTATGGGGCTTCACCCCTGAAACTGCTGCTGCCTATGAACGTCAGCCACAGCGTATCGCCAATAGGATTTATGGCAATCGTATGGGCAACAGGGATGAGGCATCAGGGGATGGGTTCAGGTTCCGTGGCTCCGGCTTCCTCCAGCTAACTGGCATGAATAATTTCTACCACGCTGGACAAGCCTTGGGAGTTGATTTTATTATGCAACCAGAGCTGGTTCGTACACCTATGTATGCTGCCCAGACTGCCGGATGGTTCTGGCAGACTCACAGGCTCAATCAGTATGCTGATAGCGGTGACATCCTGACCATGACAAAACGTATCAATGGTGGTACTATTGGACTTGAAGATCGTAAGAAGCATATTGAACATGCCTTACATGTATTAGGTGGTTGACTAGATCATCTATTTGTGGTATGACAAGGCTTAAAGGTATATAATGTTACCAGCTTCTCTAAGTATTATTGGCAGAGAAGTGCCGATTAAAATTGTAGATGTATTCCCAGATCAACTAGGAGAGTACAACTATGACGATTATGCAATTAAAATAAAGTCTGGTCAGCACCCCTTAGCGGAGGCAGATACATTGTTACATGAATGTATACACGCTATAGACGACTGCTTCCAATTAAAACTGTCAGAGAGACA